GAGATCGTTCTGAGTCATGGATTGCAGGAAAAGCATCCCCTTGGAAAACTGATGAAGGAGAGATGATCAAGAAAACTTGCATCAAACAAGCGTATAAGTATTGGCCTAAAGTCAATGAGCGACTTCAGAATGCGATTCAGTATTTGAACACTGACGGAGATCAAGGACTTCAGCAAATAAACAATGTTCCTACACGCAATCCGAATGCTCCTGTTGAAAAAGAAGTGGTTGATGTTGATCGACTTGAAAGATTGATTGCTGAGTTAGAAGCTTCAGCATTAAACGGAACAGATTCTTTCAAAGCAGTTTGGTTTGAACTTCCGACTACAGATAAAGCTTTAATCGGATTAGTAGAACGTGATCGTATTAAAAAAATTGCAGATACTTACAATAAAGCAGAGGAAAAATAACATGGAAAATTTTATAGAAATTGAACAAGGGAGTCCTGAGTGGTTCGCAATCAAGACAGGAAAATTTAGCGGAACTCGTTTTGGAGATGTTCTTGCAAAATCAAAGCCTTCTAAAACAAATCCTGAGCCTCGTTCATTGAAAGCGCGTGATGATCTTGTTTGGACTCTTGCTAGTGAGCGCATTCAAGGATATATGCCTAGCGGATTAACTTCCTACTCACTGCGTTGGGGAACGGAAAATGAGCCTAAAGCGCGTGAAGCTTACGAGCTTGCAACAGGAGCATTTGTCACTCAGCAAGGATTCACGACTCATGCGACTTTGAGCTTTGTCGGAGCAAGTTTAGATGGATTAGTCGATGATGACGGAACGATTGAAATCAAATGTCCTAAGTCTCCGCAAATTCATTTACAGCGTTTTTTGGATGGAGTTCCTGATGAATATGTCGCTCAGATTCAAGGTGGACTTTGGGTGTCAGGGCGCAAGTGGTGTGACTTCATTTCCTACGATCCTGATACTGATGAACGATTCAAGCTTTTAGTGATTCGTGTCTTTCGTGATGAAGCGTATATCAAGAATTTAGAGCGTGAAGTGCTAGTGCTTGAAGGTGAAGTGCGTGAGCTGATTAAAACTCTTGAAGAAAAGGTAGCGAAAAAATGAACGAACAGGATATGGAATATCTAGGAGATGGAGTTTATATCGGACATGACGGCTATCAAGTTTGGTTGACTATTGGAAGTCATCTGAAAGAAAAAATGATTGCCCTTGATCCGAATGTACTAAGAAACTTAGTGCGATATGCAGAAAACAAATTAAATCTAAAATTAACAGGAGTGAAAAAATGACTGAATTATCCGTAGTAACAGAAAGACAAACCGCTAGTAATGCACTAGCAACAATCAATCCGACTGAGTACGTTGAAGCCGTTTACTCAACATATCTACAGCGTGTAGAACGTGCGAAAGTGCGCGTGAAAGATGTTAAGTACGACATTACGACAACAATCGGTATGGGAGAAGCGAAAGAGTATCGCGCTTTGTTTCGTGACATTCGCATTGAAGCTGAAAAGGAGCGCAAAGCGAGAAAAGAGCCTTTATTGATTATCGGAAAACTGCTTGATAACGCAAACGCAGAAATCGAAAGAAGCGTGTCCGAATATGAAGATCGTTTTGATTCTGACATTAAAGCTGAAGAAAAGCGCAAAGAAGATGAAAAAGCGGAAAAGCTGAGACTTGAAGAACAAGCAAAAGCTGTGATTTCAAACAAAATTGATGCGATCAAGAACAAGCCACTTCAACTGATCGGTGCAAGCTCAGATCACATTGAAATCGCAATTGCGAACATTAAAGCACTGACTCCGACTTCAGAAGAATACGGAGAACGTTTCGTAGAAGCTGAATATGCGATAAAAGATGCTTTGGTTGCGCTAGATTCGCTCCTAGCAGGAAGAATTGCTCAAGACGTAGCTCAACTCCAACAAAAAGAGTTAGAACGTCAGCAAGCATTGGCGAAAGCAGAAGATGTACGTGTGAAAGCAATTGAATCAAAAATTCAGTCGATCAAGAATTTCATCATTGATTCTTCAGAATGCAATTACTCTTATGAAGTGAATATTCTTCTAGCAAAATTAAGCAAAGTGTATATCACTGAAGAAGATTTTGGTGAATATTACAATGATGCGCTGTTAGCAGAATCAAAAGTCAAAGCTGTGTTGACTCGTCAGTTTGAGACTTTACGAAATACTGAGTATTTGGAACAGCAGAAGTTACATTTAACTCAAGAAAAAGCTGAAGCTGAAGCTAATTACGCACCGAGTGCGGAATTTCAAACGCAAGCCCAGCCTCAAGTAACTGTTGATATTAAGCCTGAGATCGTTGAAGTTTCTCCTGCGCAAGTTGTTATTGATCATCAACCTGAGATTTCAGCATTCTTCAAATCACGCGACTTCAAAAAAGCGAAGGAAAATGAGTATCGCGCTGTGATCGTTGAGTATCTGAAATTTGCTAGTGAATTTAACAGTAAATAAATTTTACTTTTTTTAAAATGTAGTGTAGAATTAATTGTACGATAAATTAAGGAGAGCGAGAAAGAAAGGAGGATCAAATGAGCGAGAAATTAAGCAAAATAGGACAAGTCTTTTGGGATATGGAAGAACGATTTCTTGATGGATTAGGTAGAGCTTTAGATAAATTCATCCATGAAAAAGAAGCAAGAGAAGCGCAAGAAACTAAAAATAAAGAGGAGAAAAAATTATGACACAGTTTGAAGTTTTAAAAGCAGGAGTCAATAGCGTTTGGAATCAGATCGGTGGAGATGCAATCGAAGCTTGTGGAGGTAAGATCGGAAATAAACAAGCAATTGAATTTTGTGTCGATGCTGATCGTTTACAGACTTTCAATGAAAAAGAAGCTTACGATGTGTTCAAAGCTATTGTAGCTGAGTGCGGATATATCAAAGTGCTAAATTCTTTAAACAGACAGCTACGTTTAGTTTGATTGTATGTCTTTTGATCAAAGATTGATGTTACTTGAAATCATCTATCTAATCATTTTAATCATTATGTGGGTGATTTCATCATGCTAATTTGGATCAAAGATTCTATTCCTAGTCACTGGAAAATCGGAGCGAAACTTAAAACTCCATTTGGAACTTATCGACTATTAGAAGTATATGCAGAAACAAAATGTATCGTAGTCCGTAAATGGAAATGGTACGATGAACTCGCTTATATTTACTACATAACTAAGTTGATTTTTCTTAACATAAAAGTCTGCATTGTAGGAGAGTGAAATGAATATTTTAGATTTTTTTAGTAGTGATCCTGACATGCGAATTGTGGATTACTTGCCTATTCAATTAACAGGAGAAGAAGCAGATCAAAAACGAACTGAACGACAAAACAGAATTGACGAAATGAAAATTCAGATGGGCGATCATTACTTGCTTGCTCACTCTATCCATAAAGAAAAAAGTCATCATGATTAAATTATTACAGCCTTTAATGCCTACAACTGACGATCTTATTCCGTATCTCAGAAAGATTGATCAAAACAAAATCTACGTGAATAACGGGCCTCTAGTCCGACAATTAGAAGAAAAACTCGAAGAAATTACAGGTGCTTCCTGTGTAGCACTAGCGAATGGAACTCTAGCACTAGAGCTTGCAATCAAATCAAGCAGTATTAATTCAAAAAAATTTCTATCTAGCATTTCAATTCCTGCGCTGACATTCGTAGCAACAGGATTAGCTTCTCACAGATTAGGATTCAATGTTGATCTGTGTGATATTGATTCAGAGTCATGGCAACTTACTCCTGAGATCGTAAAAGAAAGAGGAGTAGATACTTCAATGGTCATTCCTGTTGCGACATTCGGTAGAGCTGTCGATGTGAGATTGTGGGAAGGATATGATAAACCTGTAGTGATCGACTCAGCAGGAGCTTTCTTATCTCAGAGGATCAGCAGAGACAAAAACATTACAACATGCTTTTCATTACATGCGACTAAGTTTATCGGTTGTGGTGAAGGAGGATTTGTTGCTTCAGAAGATCAAAGAGCTATTGAAAGAATACGATCTTTAGCAATGTTTGGAGCAGGAGGAACAAATGCAAAAATGAGCGAATATCATGCTTCAGTTGCACTTGCTTCGCTTGATGAAAAATTTCTTTCAGCTAAGTTTGATAAAACAGAAAAAGTAGCGAATTGGTATTTACAAGCATTGTATGAATATTTGCCTAACTGTGTTCACTCAGATTTAAATCAAAACACGACATTGTTAAACGTTTTGTTACCTGTTTATGCAGATACAGTCATTGAAAGATTGAAAGATTATTATATCGAATCAAAACAGTGGTACAGACCTTATCTGAACGAATTATGTGAATTTACTGCTTTCAGTCATGAGACAAAGGAATATTTAATTCAAAGATTACCCGTTACAAATCATTTGCGAGGTCATCTTATCGGATTGCCATTTCACACATTCCTAACAAAAGATGATGTATTTCATATCTGCAAGACTTTAAGAAAGTTAATTAAATGAAAATTCTAGTCACAGGGATTTACGGATTTATAGGTTCTCATTTCGCAGAATTAGCACTGGATCATGGGCATGAAATCGTAGGACTTGATCTAGTGACTTATGCCGCACGAAGAAAGAATTTTAATCATAAGATGATTGAAGTTTATGAGAATGATATTTGTAACTCAGTATGCGTTAATCATATTTTTAATGAGCATAAACCTGATGCTGTTGTTCACTTCGCGGCTGAGTCACATGTAGCACGAAGCATTGAAAATCGTGAGGAATTTCTAAGAACAAATGTTATAGGAACAAATGTCCTGCTTGAAGAAAGTCTGAAGTATTGGAGAGGAACGGAACAATCATTCGCTTCAACAACAAACTATTTACAATCAAAACTTAGAACTTTTACTTTTCTGCATGTATCGACTGATGAAGTTTATGGATCATTAGGACTTGATGATAATTCATGGACTGAAGAATCTCCGTATGCTCCGAATAATCCTTACTCTGCTAGTAAAGCTTCTGCCGACTGTTTAGTTCGCTCATACAATAAAACATATGGACTTCCGACAATAATCACGCACTGCGCGAATAACTACGGAGCAAAACAGCATCATGAAAAGCTTATTCCGCTTCTGATAAAACAATTAATTAATGATCAGCCTTTAACGATTCATGGAGATGGATTAAACGTAAGAGATTGGATTCACGTAGAAGATCACTGTGAAGGATTGCTCCTAGCTTTAACTTATGGAGCTAATGGAGAGACTTACAACTTCGGAGGGGATTGTGAAAGAACAAACATTGAGATTGCTTCACTGCTTGCTGATGCAATGGGAAAACATCTCAACATTGTGACTATTCCTGATCGTGCAGGAAATGACAGGCGTTATTCAACAAACACAATGAAAGCAAGAATTGAATTAGGGTGGGCACCTCAAGCTCAGATCGAATCAAGAATCAATAATGTAATTAAATGGTACTTAGACAATCCTAATTATGGAGCAGATTATGGTCGCTAAATTTAAAAGTAAAGCTGAAGTAGATGAATATTTATCAGGAGATAAAATTGTCTGTTTAGAGTGTGGCAAAGCTTTTAGAATTTTAGGTCTGCATGTTAGCTACAAACACAGCATGAGTCCTAATGAATACAAAATTAAATATGGAATACCAGTTACGCGAGGTATTATTCCGCCTGATTTAGTAAAGCTAAGAGCAGAGCAAACACATCTTAAACATTTGAGTGGTGAGTTTAATATAAAAACAGCACATCTTAAAATTAAAACACTTTCAGAAAATGGTAAATGGTCAGAGCGTTGTAAAAATTCATCAAAAAAAACTGATTATCATATTGAAAAATTTAATGAAGGTTTTAAAAGAGTTAATGAAGAAAGAAAATATAAAGAAGTTACTTATATTGAATTTTTAAATCGTCTTAAATTAAATAGATCGGTTGAAGATGTTTGTCTTGATGAAGATATGCCTACAAGTGAGATTATTTATAGACATGCTAAAGCTGATAAAGAATTTTCTAACAAGTTAAAAGCAATAACATTTGGAAGAAATGGTAAAAACCTAAATAACATTCACCCTCTAAGGAAATATTATGGCAAGTAATGAAAAAATCCAACCGATCATGCAAATTCCTAACGTACAGTTAGAAGTTTTCGAGAAAGCGGTCTATTCACGCGACTATGAAAAATCAAGCGAATTGCTAGTTGAAAATTTACGCAAGATGAAATCAGGTGCAGAATTTGTAGGTTACTCAATTGATCCTGCCGTTAAGAAAATGCTCTATACACGATTATGTGCGGCCATCTTTTCATTGTTAGCTGATCCTGAGTATATGCTCTCTCAAGATGGATACAATGCAATTGCTAGTGAACATGCAATTATGGACTTGCTATTCAGATCAAGTGCGTTTGGTAACTCAGATCACATGTTGCCACAAGTCAGTGCTGATCCGTCAGAAAAAGATCAGACAAAGATTATTTTCAAAGATGCTGTCGGAGTCGCAAAGTATATGATCACATATTCAATGCGATCAGGATTCGTGATGAATTTTGAAGAAGCATTCAAACGAAACACGCAAACGATGTTTTCTCTCTATGTCGGATTTCTGACAATGATGGTTGCAACTTCACAAACAGCTCAAGAAAGGCGCGAAACACTGCTAGGCATGTCACACATTTTCAAAGATGTTGTGCTTACTGAGCAATTGATTTCTTCAATGTCTGATGCTTACATGTATTGTTCTTATGCGTTTAGAGAAGATAAGCACGATGTTAAAGCTGTGATCCATAAACTCTATGCTCGAATGATGTATGCGTATGGATTCAAAGAGCCTAAGTTCATGAAGAAGAAAGCAGGAGTTAAGCCTGTGATTGTAATTCCTGTTGAATGGTTTACTTCCTTACATGCAATGTATCGCTGTTACGTTCCTGTGATCCGTCAGCTCAGAACGAAATTCAAACTGATCGGAATAGGTCGCCCACATTCCATTGATAAAGATGCTTGTAAAGAATTTGATGGATGGATTGATGTGCCTGAAGAAAATCTAGTGTTAAGCAATATTGCAAAACAGATCGTGCAAGCAAAGCCTGACATTATTTATTATCCGTCTTTAGGAATGGATTTAGTTTGGGTAGCGTTAGCTTCAGTGCGTTTAGCTCCGATTCAGATCATGACTTTAGGACACCCTGCTTCGAGTCAGTCTGAAGCAATTGATTATGTGATCTGTGAAGAAGGAGAAGTTGCAGATAAGAAGCTGTTTAGTGAAGAAGTCATTGAGCTTCCTGAGAACTCATTATTCAGTTTTGTGATGCGTTTGGATGCTGAATTGCCTGAGCCGTTTGTTGATGAAAATCCCGAAGTGATCAAGATTGCGATCCCTGCAATGGTGCTGAAATTGAATGCGACATTCCTATCGACTCTGCAAGAGATTGAAAGAAGATCAAAACGTAAGATTGAATTTCATTTCTGGCCCAACATGATCACAACAGTATTGATGCAAACAGCAAGTGAAGTGAGAGAGTTTCTGCCTACTGCTTTAATCTATGAGCGCAATCAATACAATTTTTATATTCGTCAATTGCAAGCTTGTCACATTCAGTTAGGAACATTTCCTTTCGGTGGAACAAATTCAAACTTAGATTGCATGTTGCTAGGTATTCCGATGATCTGCATGGATGGAAAACAACCTCATGAACGTGTCGATGCGAAGATGCAAAGAAAAGCAGGAATGCCCGACTGGTTAATCGCGCATGATCGTGAAGAATATATCACTTCAGCACTTCGATTGATTGAAGATAATGATGAACGTGTCAGATTGAGTCGTTATTTGATTGAAGAAGCTGAGATTGAGAAGAAGTTTTTAGGAACAACTCCTGATCATTTAAAAACTGCGTTTGTCGATGCAGTGTGGGAACTTTATCAAAATAAAGATTGATTTATAATCTTTTTACTGTAGAATCATTCATACAATAACAGAAAGAACATTATGAAAAAAGCTATCATCATTTTTGGAACAGGTTCAATGGCGCGAGTGCTTTACTCCTTTCTTAAACAAGAGAGAAAAGAGGAAGTAATTGCATTCTGCGCTGATGATCAATTCGTAGATAGTCCTCAGTTTTTAGGATTGCCTTTATTCCGCTACAGTCAGTTGCTTTCAATGATTAATACAAGTGAATATAAGATCATTCCTGCATTCGGATTTCACGAAATGAACAAAGTGAGAGAAAATCGCTGTGAAGAACTAAGTCGTAAAGGATTTGAATTTGCAAACTATGTTCATTCAAGCACTGTTTCACATGATGAAGTTTATGCATGTAATGGAATTGTTATTTATGACAATGTAGCAATTCATACAGGAGTTACGATAGGAGCAGGAGTGTTTATCTCAAGTAATGTGAGCATAGGACATGATTGTGATCTAGGTCATTACTGTTGGATCAACTCAGGAGTTTCTCTAGGAGGTGGAGTCACAATAGGTGATCGGTGCGTGTTAAGTATGAATGCATGTATAGCGCATGGAGTGAAACTAGGAGCAGGAACGTTTGTAGGAGCAGGAACGTTAGTGACTCAGAACACAGAACCTAATTCCGTTATTGTTTCAAGAAATAGTGAAATTATTCCGATGGACAGTGAGCGTTTTTTAAAAGTGAGCAGATTATGAGTATTTCAAAACAGTTTTTAGAGTCAGCAGGAAATCATCTAAACAAAACAGCATTGATCGTAGTAGGAAAAGAAACGACTTATGCTGAGTTGCTGAAGTTAGTTCAACAGCAAGCAAACATTCTCAGACTGAATGGATTTGAGCGTGGTGATCATCTAATGATCCAATTGCAAGGACTAGATTTTGTAGTGATGATGATCGCGGCCGCAGATTTAGGAGTCGTGCTAGTTCCTATGAACAGTGACGCGACAAGAGAAACAATCGAAAAAGTCGCTGTTGTAACAGAAACAAGAGTTTTAATTGCGTTAGGATTTGAAGCGACAGAAACAACATTTACTACGACTCTGAAGCATAGAGGAAAAGAAGATGATCCGTATCTGTTGATTACGACATCAGGATCGACAGGTGATCCAAAGCCTATTGTACTGACTCAGAAAACAAAATTAGCGCGTATGAATGCATTTATTGATCTTTATGGAATAACTGAAGATGATGTTACGTTAATTTGCACTCCGCTTTATCATTCAATGGCACAGCGAGTCATTCTCGCTTCATTGCTGACAGGAGCGACTCTGATCATTCAGCAGAAGTGGTCAGCTCATGAATTTGCGCGTCTAGTGAATACTTATCAAGTGACGTTTTCCGTTCCTGTTGCTTCACAGTTTAAACAGATTGCAAGAGAAGCAAAAGAGCTGAGAAGTTTGAGATGCTTAGTTTCATCTTCAGCAGTATTGGATCAGGAAACAATCCATAAAGTAAGTGCTATCACAGATTGCCCGATCCATAACTGTTACGGAACAAGCGAGATCGCAATAGCGACAAATCAAAACTCAAGAGTCATTAGTCCGTCAGGATCAGTTGGAATTGCTTGTAAAGATGTTGAAATTCGCATATCTGATGAAGGAGAGATTCAAGTCAAAACTCCGTTATTGTTTGATGGATATTACAAGAAAAAAGCATTGACTGATGCATCAATGTCTGACGGATATTTCAAAACAGGCGATCTCGGTAAGATTGATGACTTTGGATATTTAACGTATCTAGGAAGAACAAAAGAAGTAATCAATGTAGGAGGACAGAAAGTATATCCCGAAGATATTGAGCGCGTATTGTTAAAAGACCCGATGATTGAAGAATGCTGTGCAGTTCCGCAAAAAGATGATCAGTTCGGAGAGATAGTCGCAGTAGCAATTGTTTCTGAGCAGACTTATTCATTGAAAGACATTCAAAAATTGTGTTTGAATTATCTCACTGATGCTCAGATACCTCGCGCTGTATTTCAAGTCGAAGATTTACCGCGCACTGAGTCAGGAAAATTAAAACGTGTAGCAGTAGCAAGTTATTTTGGAGAATAAAATGAGGAAATTAAGATTAGCGTTTATAGGTGGTGGTATCAATTCAGCAGTAGGACATGCGCACTTTTCAGCTCTGCAAATGGATGGAAAATTTGAGTTAGTCTCAGGATTCTTTTCGCGTGATAAAGAAATCAACAGAGCTTCAGCAGAATTTTATAAATGTGCATTGAATGAAGATTTACAAGTTGATTATGATTTAGATGCTGTTGTCGTGCTGACTCCGACTCCGACTCACTTTGAGATAGTGAAAGAATGCATCAATAATCATGCATTGCCTGTGATCTGCGAGAAAGCATTTACTTCAACTTTTGAAGATGGAGATGAACTGATCCGCTTAAAAAATGATATAGATGGATTCATAGCAGTGACTTACAATTACACAGGCTATCCGATGATACGAGAATTACAGCACATGGTTCGCGTAGGTGGATTAGGTCGTATATTGAGCATTCAGATTGAAATGCCTCAAGAGGGTTATCTACGCGAGAATGCAAAAGTGCAGGAGTGGAGACTCACTGATGGAGTTATTCCTTCAGTTCATTTGGATTTAGGAACTCACTTACACAATCTAATTTATTTCATTACAGGCGATCACCCTATCAATTTGGCAAGCACAATGCATAGATATAGTGATTTTGGAGTTGTTGACGATGTGAATTGTCTTGCTGAATACTCAACAGGATTTAGCGTGAATATGTACTTCGGAAAAACAGCAATCGGTCACAGAAACGGATTACGGATCAGGATTAACGGATCACATGCTTCAGCAGAGTGGGTGCAAACTAATCCCGAAGAACTTCAGATAGCAACTTGTAAAGGACAAAGAGGAACGTTAGACAGATCATCTCCTGAGTGCTTCATTGCGAGTCAAGCGCGTTATCAAAGATTCAAGGTCGGACACCCAGCAGGATTTATTGAAGCATATGCTAATCTTTATAGTGATTTAGCTGATGCACTTGTTCAAGGTATTCCTCTTGATCATCTCAGTGCTGAAGTTGCAGTAGATGGACTAGAGATGATGAACTTGATGGTGAACTCAGCAGGTAATGTATGATCAATCAATTCAAGCGTGAACATATCCGATTTTATCTGCATGATCTTTTAAAAGTTTCTTATGGAAATACGAATTACAGAGAAGCAGGAGCAATTGATTCATTAGAGTTCGTTCGATTTATCCTAACGCTTGAAAAAGAATTTAAAATTCAATTAACAGCAGAAGATATTTATTCCGATGAATTTAATACAATCTTTGGACTAGCTGATGTGATATTAAGAAAGCTATCATGAAAATTACATGCAAATGCACTTGCGGAGCATCATTTCAAATTGAAGGTGATCAAGCTTTTATAACAAGCGATACGAAAGTTGATGAAAACAATCACAGATTCATTCAACAGCAAATGACTAAGGACTGGTTAGATCGTCATGCTCAGTGCAATGTATTTGAGCAAGAGTTAAGCGAATCGGAACATTCTTTTATTCATTAGATGTAAAAAAGATTTGCATTATTATTAATTAGCGTGTAGAATTATTTATACAGTAGTTAATAACGAAAGGTACTCAAAATGTCAAATTACGAAGCTAATTCTTATGAAGATAAATGGGATAATCCTAGATACGTGGCAGCCGTTAATGCGCGTATTAATGCAAATGCTCGAAAAACGTTCTTTAAAAACAATCCTGACTTAGAAGGATGGTTTCACGATTATTACAATGGAGCAGTTAAGGATAGTGAGTTCAATAAATCACTGATCCATTCCATTGAAACTTACGGAAAACTTACTCCAAATCAAGCTACAGCACTGCGTAATAGCATAACTAAATATGCAGAGTTGAGAGCAGAGTGGGCGCATAAACGTGAAGCTGAGAAAGGAAATAGTCAGTTCATCAGTGAGAAAGGAAAACGTGTTGAATTGACTCTCACTGTACTTGCAGTTGTTGATCTTTATTCAGATTTTGGATGGGCAGGATTATATATCTGTAAAGATGATCTAGGAAACAAAGTCATCTATAAAGGAGCAGGACATTTTTTCAATAAAGGTGAAACTGCAAAAGTTGTTGCTACGATCAAAGCTCACGAATTTCGTGAAGATGAAAAGCAGACAGTGATCAATCGCCCGAAAGTGTTAGAAGTTATCAAAGCAAATGAACAATAAATTAGAAAATAAGTTGATAAATCTGCTTTCATCAATAGTCGTTCATGGTGAAAGCAGTATATCAATCACAGAAAAAGATCAGCTTTATTGTGAGATTTCTAAGAGCTTAATCAGAAAAGGCAGAAGATTAATTAATGAAATTATGAAGGAGAATAATCATGGAATACGCAGTTGAATTTATTGCATTATGTGTTGCGATCCTTTTTTATAAAGCGTGGTTTTAATATGTTTAAAGTTCCTGAGAAATTTAGATTTACAGATTTGTCTCATTTTATGGGAAGTGATAGTAGCGTAGGAAACAATGGAGCATTTATTTTGAAGCTCAAAAACAATCAAGTTGCTAAAGCTATTGCTTCAGATCAAGGTGGGTGGGAACATGTGTCCGTTTCAAGAGAGGATAGGTGTCTGACTTGGCAAGAGATGTGTCAAGTAAAAGACTTGTTTTGGAGTGAAGATGATTGTGTCGTTCAATATCACCCGCCAC